CTAAAAATATTGGCGATTATGTCACAACCAAAAATCTTTTTAGAAGAGTTAAACTTCGTGATGATGTAATCAATACGGTTACCTATTTTACTAACTACAATATTATCTCTGATGATCGTCCAGAGAATGTAGCATTTGAACTCTATAATGATGCTACTCTCGATTGGTTAGTATTACTTGCAAATAATATTATCAATGTTCAAGACGAATGGCCATTGACTCAGAAATCTTTTGATAACTTCTTACTTGAGAAGTATGGGACTTATGAAAAAGTCAATGAAGTTCATCACTATGAAACATACGAAGTCAAAAATACTATTGGAACAATCATAGTTCCAAAGGGAATGAAAGTATCTTCTGACTTCTCTATTACTTATTTTGATCCTTTACTTGGTGGAGCAAACGGTTCTCTACAGACTGCTACCAACATTACATACCCCGTAACGAATCTTCAGTTTGAAGAAAGTCTGCAAGAGAAAAAAAGAAGAATCAGATTGATCAGACCTGAATACTTGAATCTGGTCTTTGATGATCTAAGTAAGATCATGCCATATAAAAAAGGATCCACTCAGTATGTGAGCAGATCCTTAAAGCGTGGGGACAATCTTAGAATATTCTCGTTCTAACGTCCACCGTTTTCAACTTCACATCCAGCAACTGCTCCTGTTACAACTCCAACGGGAACTGACCATACCATTGCATCTGGTTTAGAAAGTCCAGCGGCAATGCCACCACCAAGAATACCACCGAGAATAGAACCTCTGACGCAGTTACGACGAGGAGGTAGTTCTGCTACAGGGGGTGGAGGAGTAACTGGTCTGCTGTATGCAGTGTTTCTGCATGGGATCTTGACTTCATCATAGTATGTTTTCACATAACCAGGACTGGTTTCAGATCCAGGGATGTATTCTTCACGATACACCTTTTTGATGCAGCGTTGAGAAGAAGACCAACCAGGTTGCGAATTATTGTTGTAACGATAATCCGCAAAAGCAGCAGTTGGAGAAAGAGCAAGAAGAGTTGCTAGAAGGAGTTTGTTCATGATTCTGCGAGACGTTGGAAGTAACTCAGAGCATCATCCTCATCTTCATCATCAGAGGATTGTTGTACCACAGGCAGAACAGGAGCAGACTTACTCTTACGGAAAGAGGACTCCAGTTCTTCCATCACACTATCTTCACGAGACTTGGTTTCAACAAGATCTTCATAATCATCTTCCTCAGCAATCTGAGGAGCACGAGAAGTTTTGTTGCCAAGAACATAGTCAAGACGCTTCTTCAGTGCATCATAATCTTTGAACTGATCAGGAGCAACTACAGCAGCAAGAGAATACTCTTTCTTCCAGAGTGCTTCCATCGCATCATCATCGTCGAGAAGAGTGCTCTGAGACTCAAACTCGGACTTGTCATAGTTCCAGTAACCATCAACCTTACGGATCTTCAGTTTGAAGTTAGCACCACCCCAGAAATCAAAGGGGTTGATAGGAGTTTCATCTTCAAACTCGGGTTGCATGGCAGCCATGATCTTGTCAAAGATCTTCTTACCATACTTGAACAGGAAGACTTTACCTTCATTTTGAGGATTGACAGGATCCTTCACCACGTAGATGTTGGAATAGTAAGACAGTTTACGCTTCTGCTTACGAACAGTTTCTTTGTCTTTGTCGCTACCACTGTTCCACAGTTCGCGGTTGTACTCAGAAACAGGATCCTTCTGATTGAGAGTGGTCAGAGAGTTTTCAATATACCAACCACCAGGACCTTGAAAAGCATGGGTATACAGTTTTGCCCAGGGGAGATCTTCACCTTCGGGTGCAGGGAGGAAACGAATCACGGCATAACCGTTACCAGTTTTATCCAGTTCAGGTTTCCACAGACGATCATCGCCAGAGGAAGAAACGGTATTCATTTTCTCAACTTCCTTGACCAGTTTAGAAGTCAGAGAACCAAGAGAAGATTGCTTTTTGAGATCGGAAAAAGAAGACATAGGATTACCTCGGATTTGTACGTATTTGGCTTTTGTGTACCCGTTTATTCTACAGGTCGGAACCTGATCTGTCAATCTGGGATTTCATCATGCCGATCATGGCTTCCATGTTTTTGAACAGGGTGTTCATGTCGGCTCCTTTTGAGAGACCCATCATCTGAGCAGTCATCATAATCTGTTCTTTCATTTGAACTGCTTCAGGATCATCGGAGAGACTAATACGAGTATAAAGAACTCGTTGAGTATTCAGGAGCTCCTGAAGCAGTTCAACGTGCTTCAGTCTTTCCTCTCTCCCCATTGTGGAGAATGCAAAGACACTTTTATAAATGTCTTCTTGAAGTTCAGAGATTTTTGTCATCTCTGATCTTACGATATCGGAATCAAAGAATCCCATTACTCTCCTACAACAATCTCTTTTAAGGTTTTTTTGAAACGGAATACATCAATATTTAGAAATGGGGAATACTTTTTCATTTTTAAACTGACGGTTTCCCACACTGGGTCGGAAAGTTTCTTATCAAAATCATTCCCGAACAGGAATATTCTATCATAGATCACTAGTGTTTCTAGTGAAATCTTCCCGCTCAGGAAACTTTTAAGAACCAATGGATGACCCTTGGAACAGTCAAAGATATCATTGACTTTGTTTTCTGTGAATAGAGTTGTAGACTCTTCCTTAAAAACATAAGAAAGAGACTGCACTTTTCTCTGCCACTCTTTGTAGTTTGTCTCTCCGTTGCGAATGATCTCCCCAATCCAGAGTGACTGAGGATCCGTACAAGATACAAAGTTGGCAATAAAAAAATCTAATATCTCTTGATCACTCTTTTGTCGTGAAAGTTTTTCAAACCAAAAGCGATCCTTTCTCTTATAAAAAGATTGCACAGTGGCTCGACTCTTACCACAGTATTTGTGGTAATCGTAACTTTTGCGTGTGAAGTGATTTTTGAGTGAGAGATATGTTTTATAGGTGTCAAATGGTCCCACTTTAAACATAGTTTAGAATACAAGTTTTGCCCGAGAAGTTCTCTTCAGAAAGTTGAGATCAATCGCATTGGATTTGATCTTTTCTTTCAGTGGTTTAGAGATTAACTTCGGCACTGATTCTAACTCAATATTGTTCTTTTCGCAAAAGAAGATAATAGCATCAATGTAGTTCATTCCTTCATTGCTTTTAACAATGAACTCAATCTCTTGTGCGAACTTAGTAGGACAAAAAAACTTACTCTCTAGTGCTTTTTCTAATTCATTTTCCATATTGTTCCAGTTTATCCCCAACAAATTTTCTAATATATTGGGTGAGTAGTTTGATGTACTTTGATTTGTCTCGTTCTTCATAAACAACGCATTCTCCGTTTTCACATGACATTAAAATAACAAGTTTTTGAACTGGAATACCAGTTAGTTCGTAGAACATACAACCGTATGCCATCGCTTGCACAAAATAGTGCTCAATCCATTCTCTGGGTTTCGGTTTCTTTGAAGTCTTGAAGTCAATGATAGAAAGTTCTCCATCATAATCTGCAATACAATCAACTGTGCCTGCAACGCCTAACTGTTTGCTGTAAAGAGAACCTTCTAAGGCACGTATGTTATTTATCTTATTTAACTCGGGTTTAGCAATCTTAAATAAGAACTCAGATAATGGTTGAACAGGGGGAAGATCTCGATTGTAAAGATAGTTCTCTACAAGAGTGTGCATGTCAGTTCCACGACTTGTTGCCTGGCGTGTAATCTTATCTGCCTTTTCTTCCCCCACTCTTTTACGCCAGTTAACAAAGATGTCTTTATTAAAATGACTTGTAATTGAAGTGATCGAAACTAAACGAAGAAGTTCTTCTTCATCAGGAACTTTGTAGTATCTAATACCATCAATCGTTTCACGTTCAAGTTGGGGTAACTTGGTGTCAATAAAGTTAAAACTCACATTCCAGATTCCTGTTTTGCAATAAGATATTCTTTAACGAGTCCAGAACGAACGATATCTTCGATTCCAAACTCAATCAGTCCAAACGATTCCATTTTACGTAGAATGTTCATGAAATCAATGATTCCATTTCTTTCGTTGGTTTTAATCAAATCAGATTGAGTAGCATCACCACAGAAAATGATTCGACTATTTTCACCAACACGAGTTATTATACTATCAAGTTCATGAAAGTTCAAGTTTTGGAACTCATCCACAATAATGACTGCATTATCAAGAGTTGTTCCACGGAGGAAAGATGTTGACCAGAACTTAATCGTCTCTTGTGTTTTCAGATTGCCATAAAGCATTTCAAAGTCTGCATCTGATGGCATCTCAAACATGTACTTCACCATGTTCTTGTAAGGAATCTGATAAAGTGAGGACTTGTCTTCATGATCACCAGGAAGAAACCCAATTTCACGAGTAGAAACAAGAGACCTAACAACATATACTTTTTCGTAAGGCGTATTTTCATTAAGTACGTCCCTTAACGCAAGGTAAAGTGCTACGAATGTTTTACCAGTTCCTGCTGCACCATAAGCAATGATCTGCTTATCGTTCTCGTATTCCTCAAAAAAAGTTTTCTGATTGACTGTTAACGGTTGAATATCAATCAGTAACTCACTGTTAATGGGTTTCCTACGTTTCATTTGTTTCGCAGTCATACCAACACCGATAGGTTGCTCTTTTCTTTTTCTTGTCATGTTATACAGGTTTTACTTTTGAACCAGGAACTTTAGAAACTCTATGAAGTACATCATTCCATCCAGGTTTACTCTTCACAAGTCTGTCGTATATCTCTCCAACTTCTCCAGAGTTTGGACATGTTGAAGGATCAGACCAATCTCTATCCCATTCTGGGTTGTCTTTTTTCCATTGATCCCAATCATGAATACTCATTGTGACTTCTTTCTGTTCACCAGTATTCTTATTATAAACTGGATAAGTTGCCAAATCTATTCCTCCATAGTGTGTAAGGATATTTATTCAATCGTAATAGAAGGTGCATCAGAACACTCAGAGCATCCTTCACGAGTCCATCCAAGTGCTTCAGAGACTGCAGGGAACTGACAGGTGAAGATGCACTTAGCAGCATTCGCAATGTCCATGTGTTCCTTCTGTGTACCGTGCCCAGAGCGTAGATCAATGTAGTGGATCCAAGAACGCACAGAACCCGTCATATAGAGTCTTGTAGGGGTTGCTAGGGGCAGTACAAAGCGAGCACACTCCTTTGCGATACCATCATCAAGCATGGTCTGGTAGAGTGCCATGGCGTGTTTGAAGTGATCCTGCATCAGAATCTGATACTTCTGCACAACAAAAGGATCCAGGTCATCAGTAGAGTTCTGACGATTCTTTGTATCCTGACGACGAAGTTCTGGCACAGGGATATCACCCAGCAAAGAACTATCAGCATATCGTTGAGAAAATTCTTGATATGTAAAAGACCTATGACGCAAAATCTGAGCAGCAATACCACGAGTAGTATTGATTTCCAGAGTCATACTTGCTTGTTCAAAGATACTCCAGTGCTGATGTTGAATACAATACTTCAGCAGACCAGAGAACTTCTCATTCTCTTGATTAGCAGGATTACTTACCCGAGCACAATATGCCATGTGTTTCTCCGCATCAGGAGTAACACTAATCAGTTTAACATCATCAGTCTGGGTAACCATCATCATCTCCGTCATAAAATACTTCGTCGTAATCAGTAATAGGTGTTCTATCTTTTTTGTAAAAATCAACGTCAGAATAAATCTCTGACTTCAAACATTCTACCAGAGACTCAAGGTTTCTGACAATCAGTTTAAGCTTTTCTTTATCCATGTTTTGAACCTCCACAAAGGTAATTATAGACAAAAAAAAGAGGAGTGTCAACCCCTCTTGTTAAATATTGGTTCTATAACTAGAACTTGTTCAAACCACTCTCGGAGATGAATACGGTAACAAGACCAATACTTGCAACCTCGATAGGTTAGTTGATAACATGCAGGTGCTCTGTTATCCCTATCCATATCATCCCAGTGATAGTGGTAGTCCATTACTTGTTAATCCACTGAATGTATAACGATAACAAAATAGTTGTTAAAGCAATAG